ATCCAAGATGAGATTCAAAGTGGATTAACATTTGACATTGTATCAAAGGTTAGACTACTCAAAAAAATAAATGGTGATTTGGATACTATCAACATTCTTCTGAACTCACCTGGTGGTGATGTTATTGAGACTCTTGCTCTTATCGATTTTATTAAATCACAAGAAGAACAGGGTATCAAATTCAATATCATTGTTAGGGGGTCTGCTATGTCGGCAGCTGCCTTACTATTGACTTGTGGTACTGGTTCTCGTGTTGCTTCTAAACATTCTAAGATTATGGTTCATCAATTGTCAACTGTTGTAGTTGGTAAGTTGAGTGATGTAAAATCAAATGCTAAGTTTAGTGAGGAGTTGGAGAATGATTGTAACCAACTTATGGCAGATAACACAAATAAGGATAGAGAATATTGGGAAGGTATTTCATCTTCAGATTACTTTATGTCTGCTGAGAAAGCATTGGAATTAGGTATTATAGATAAAGTTATATAAAATAAAGTTATGTTAGATTTTTTCACAGCTGAAGAACTCGTTGAAAACTACGAGAAGTTTCGCAAACTAATTAACCAAACATTTGAAGGTGAGCGATTAGAATCTCTTAACAAGATGTACGACCATTTTGAAGAAAGAATGTTGTATACTCCTGCATCTTCTTTTGAGCATTTCCATAATGCATTTCCAGGTGGGTACATTGACCACGTGCTACGAGTTACTCGTAACGCAGTTAAGACTTATGAGTTTCAACAAGAGTTAGGCATTGATATGGGTGACCTTTCACGAGAGTCAGTAATCTTCACGGCACTACACCACGACCTTGGTAAGTTGGGAACACCCGATGCTGATTACTACATTAAGAACGACTCACAATGGCACGTTAAGAACCAAGGTAAGATTTACAAACCAAATGCAGACATTCATTGGATGAATACCAATGATAGAACATTCTACTTACTAAACTACTTTGGTGTAAAGTGTACCCAAGAGGAGTGGATTAGTATGAAGTTGACTGATGGGTTATACGATGATAGTAATGGCGAATATTTAAGAAAAACATTTGCTGACCAAAAACTAAAGACACCACTACCTCATATTATGCACCAAGCAGATTTGAATGCTTGTACATTCGAAACACAAAGATGGAAACAAGAGATGAATCCAGTGAAGTCAACTCGTACTGCAACGAATGGTAGACCTAAGAAAGGCGATTTGGGTGAGGCATTTACTAATAGCACTACGGATACAAAAAGTGTATTCGATGCATTCAAAGATATTGTAGAGTAATGATTGTAACTATTATATTATTATCACTAACTACAATTGTCCTCGGGTATACCACTTGGAATCTTCTTCGTAAGAATGAAGCACAAGAAGATGTAGTAGATGAACAAGAAACAACTATCGCTGAAATCGCAAGTCGCATTGATTCATCGATGGCTCGTATGAAAGAGATTGATAGAATTGGGTCTTTCGAGGCAGATGATGAGACTGGGTTCGTGTTTAAGCAAATGTATGAAATAATTTCACAACTAGAGGAATACTATGGGCCGCAGGAGGAGAAGTAAAAGGTATTTCACATCAATTACCGAGATTGCAATCAATGCATATAATAGATGTGATGACCAACGATTAAAGAACAAAATATACAATCGGTTTATCCATTACCCATTTGATAAGCTTGCAGAGAATGTAATCCATACATACAAGACCTACTACTTCGAAGTTCCATACGAAGATGTAAAGGCAAATGTAGTTGCATTCTTGAATGAGAAGATTCACAAATTTAAGGGTGAGAATGGTAGAGCATTTTCATACTTCACAGTAATTGCAAGAAACTATCTATTCAACGAAAACAATGCTAACTATGCTCGAATGAAAGCACGTGATGGTATTGAGGTTATTGATTCAAGTAGAGATATTATTAGTGAGGTGTATCTGCAAAAACAAAAAGATGACCTAACTGAATTTATGGATTTTTATGTAAGGTATATTGATTATAATTTATTTGAATTATTCAACAAAGAACGAGATAGAAAGATTGCAGATTCCCTCAATGAATTATTCAGAACACGAGACAACCTTTACTCATACAACAAAAAAGCACTTTACATACTTATTAGAGAGAGGACTGGTGTTCAAACTCAATACATAACAAAGGTAGTTGGTAAGATGAAAATAATTTATAGAGAACTATATCTAGACTATGCAAAAGAAGGGTTATTGCCAATAACACATAGGATTGAGGAGTTGAATGGATAAGGATAGTGAATTATTTAAAGGCAAGAGTTTCTCAGATATAATGTCTGATATATACTCCAACCAAAAAAAGAAAGATAGGCAAATCAAATTGTTGATTGCACAACTCGAACCAATGGTTAAGAATCTTAACGATGCATCGGTGGTAGTTCCTTTAATTAAAGAATACTTAGACATCTCAGTAAAGAACGATGATGCATTAATTAAACTTGCTGCCATTGTTCAGAGAATGATGAAGGATAGTAATAGTGGTGAAAGTGGTGGTATGTTGTTGTCTGATGAAGAGAAGAGACAACTAATGGAAGCTATCGATGAGGTTGAGAAAGACCTACCTAAAGAAGATGAGGATAATGAATGAAATTAGGAACAGTAATTGGTGTATATCTAGATGATGACACTTATGAAAATTTTAATACAATCACAGTATCCGTAAAAGATAGGGGTACTAAAAATATAATAAGGTGTACACCACTTGATACTAATTCACGGAAGATTCCAATATTAGGTGAACAAGTGTATATTATCGTTGCAAACTCTGATGAGGCATCCAACTCATCTCAAGCAACTAAGAATTATTATACTAGTGTTGTTGGTATACAAAATAATGTAAACCATAACGCACTCCCTAATCTAACAACTATTGAAGATGGGGGGTCGCCTAATTTCTCACAAGTATCAAATGGAATACCCCTTGCAACATCAAATGACTCTAGTGTAGATTTAGGAATTGGATTCGAAGAAGTATCGAATGTATCACAATTACAACCATTTCTAGGCGATGTAATACAAGAGGGGAGGTTTGGTCAATCTATTAGATTTGGATATACACCCAATGGTGTTCTAAGAGATAGTAATCAAATCAAAGGTGCTACTATAAAACCATCTTGGTCAGCAAGTGACCCCAAGTCTCCAATCACCATTATAAGAAATGGTGCCGGTACATCTAATGGTTACAATAAATTTGTCATTGAAGATGTTAATGAAGATGACTCATCTATTTGGTTAGGTTCAAAACAAACCATAAGTCTTAAACCATCAAACAAGTTTACTTTGGGAGTTCTCCCACCAAGTAACTACAAAAGCCCTCAGATAGTTTTAAATTCCGATAGGATTATTTTAAACTCAAAATCAGATTCAGTTTTAATTAGTGGTGGTAAGTCCGTAAATGTATCTACTCCAAATTGGAAGGCAGATATGGACACCATATTTACTCAGTTAGAAGCCATTACTGATGCATTGATACAATTAGCACCAAAACTTACAGGGGCTGCAAATGGTGGTGGGCCAATACCAACAGTACAGGCAGCAGGTGGACAACTTGCATCAACAGCCGCAGGAATTAAAACTCAGTTACAATTAATGAAACAATAATTATATACAAACATATTTATTATTATGGATACAAAGAAACTAATTAAAGCGATTCAACTCATCATCAAAGAAGAGGTTAAGAAAGAAGTGGCTAAAAAAGAAAAAGCACTTCGTAAATCGATTATGAATGAGATAAAACAATCACAACCAAAAGTTGTTGAGAAAGACCCGCTTGATGTAGAACATATCTTCGAAACAAAACAAGAGTCAAAGTCATTCACAAAGAATTCTATGTTGAATGATATGTTGAACGAAACTGCACAAGGTGGTGAGTGGAGAAGTATCAACTCTAATGGAGTTGGTGGTGGTATGTTTAACTCATCTCAAGCACAAAGTTTTGGAAGTATGATGGGTGGTCAACAATCACAAGTATTACAAACTGCAGAAGGTGGTCAGGTATCTACACAACAACTACAACAAACCGAAGCAGGTCAAGCAGTAGTGAACGCACTAACAAGAGACTACTCTGGTTTGATGAAACATATGAATGATAAGAAGGGTAAATAATGCCAGTTCGTAAGGAGTATAGGAGAAATCCATTAGACCTAAAACCTAATAAAGCAATTGGGGTTCAATTGCCATTAGGTGGTGACCCATTGTTTAAATTGTCTTATACTACTGAAGAACAAGCAATATCTAATCTTAAAAATCTGATACTAACACGAAAAGGTGAGAGACCATTCCAACCCTTGTTTGGGTCTGATGTGTATTCTTTATTATTCGAACAAATATCAGAAACTCTAAACGATGATTTGGAAGCATCATTAAGAGATGATATAAATTTTTGGTTACCTTATATTATACTAGATAATGTAAATGTAACTACAATAGAAGATAGTAATCGTGTTCAAATAGAATTAAGGGTTAGGGTTACTGAGAATGGTGCAAATACACAAATAACAATACTCGTTACTGAGCAAGGTAATGTTTCTATTGTCTGAGGATAAAAGATGGCAGATAAAATAAAAAAAGATGTAAATTTAGTAGGAAGGGATTTTGGTGATATTCGTAAGAATTTAATTGACTTCACTAAAAACTATTTCCCAAACACCTATAATGACTTTAATGAGTCATCACCAGGTATGATGTTTATGGAAATGGCGTCTTATGTTGGTGATGTTCTTTCATACTACACGGATGTTCAGTTAAGAGAGTCTATCCTTGAAGAAGCACAGGAAAAGTCTAATGTATTTACAATCGCACAATCATTTGGATATAAACCAAAATTATTTGTACCATCCACAACAACACTAACAGTATATCAATTAGTTCCAGCACAAGGAAGTGGTGACAACGTAAAACCAAATTTTGATTATGCTCTAACCTTAAAAGAGGGTATGATTGTTGGGTCATCGACAAACTCAGATGTTGAATTTACCACAATCAATAAAGTACGATTTGGGTTCTCCTCATCATTTGACCCAACGGAAGTATCGGTATATCAAATTGATGAAAACACAAGTGAACCAGTATACTACCTTCTTAAAAAATATGTAAGAGCAGTAAGTGGTAAAGAGAAGTCAATTGAATATGAGTTCGAATCACCAAAACCATACGATAAGATTAAACTTAGTGATGAAGAAGGTTTGATTGATGTAATTAAAATTATGGATGATGATGGTGATACTTGGTCCAAGGTAGAATATTTAGCACAAGACACCATTTTTGAGGAATTACCAAACACTACCGATTACTCATTAGCGATGTCAGCATATTCAAACGAGACACCATCTTTACTAAAACTAAAACGAGTTCCAAAAAGATATGTAACTCGTATCACAGATGATGGTGAAATTGATATACAATTTGGTGCAGGTATTTCACAAAATGCAGATGAGGAAATTTTACCAAATCCAGACAATGTAGGTTCTGCATTATATCCTGCAAATGGTGACCTTGACCAAGGAATCGACCCATCAAACTTTATGTATACAAAAACATATGGTGTAGCTCCTTCAAACACAACCCTAACTGTAACCTATAGAGTTGGTAATGGTGTGGTAGACAACGTACCATCATCAGACCTTACAAACATAGTAGAACGTATTATAGAAAATGATACATCTGCTTTAGTTGGTGATGTTGTTAATATTGTAGAAAACTCAATAGCAGTAACAAATGAAGTCGCAGCATCAGGGGGTGCTTTTGAGGAAGAAGTTGAAGAAGTTAGAAATAATGCTATATCTTATTTTAGAGCACAAAATAGAGCAGTAACTAAAGAAGACTACCTATTAAGAGCATATGCATTACCACCACAATTTGGTTCGGTTGCTAAAGCATATGTTGCACCTGACTTCCAAATCAATACATTATTGGATGATGGTCCAGACCCAATTCCAAATCCGTTAGCAATCAACTTCTATACATTAGGGTATGATAAGGACAAGAAATTAACATTATTAAATCCTGCTACAAAGCAGAACTTACAAAACTATATATCATATTATAGAGTTCTTACAGATGCAGTCAATATAAAAAATGCATACATAGTTAATATCGGTATTGATTTTGAAATTATAACATTACCAAATTACAATTCAAACGAAGTGTTACTCCGATGTATTGATGCCTTGAAAACGTATTTTAATA